GTCCCAATGTTACACCAACTCACCACTGTTACGGCTTAAAATCACACCACATCACACCACACCACACCACCTGTTACAGCAACAATCCCATTTTTGACAAGTAGCTGTAACATTTTTTAATATATCCACCACTCCACACATTATTATGCTAAGATACCTATATCAATTTAATGAGGTACCTATAATGATATATATAAATGATTCAACAAGTAAATTTGTAACATATGATGAGGCGGTCAAAATGGCCATTAAGGCCGGTATTAAGCCGAAGCGGGCTTATCTTTACTTGGCGGGGCTTGGTGTTAAAGGCGCGCAGGCGCGGATTAACAATCCGGACACGCTGGACTACTACGCAGCGCAGAAAATTGCTGTGATGGATAGCACGGTTATTAAAAGCATTAAAGTCTGTACAAAATGTAAAGGGTTATCTATTATTATCTAAAATAAACTATTGACAGAATTTTATAACCGTGCTAGTATGTTTGCAGTGAACAACCGGCAACCGTCACAACCATACGACAACCGCCAACCGCTTCACTACAATTAACAATTAAATGGTGTATACACTCCTGCTTACTGGCATGGCCTAACTATAAGAGTTACGGTTTCAAGTACTAAGCAGGCGTGTATACATCATAAGTAACTAGCCCACTAAAAGGAGCAAAAGAACTATGAACAAACAAGCACAATATATAGCATTAATACTAACAATTAAAGGAATCGAGTTATAAAATGGACCATTTCACACTTAAAGAACAAATTTTGAAAATGAGCTTTGGGGGTGTTCTGTATGACATCACTGAAGGTAGCGACTTGCGAGTTATGGTTGAAAGCAATCCATTAAACGCACACCAAATAGTCAAAGAAGTAGAAGAAAATCCAGCAAGAAACGGCATTGACACCGGCGTAGCAAATTACATTAAAGAAGTATTAGGAGCAACAGCATAATGAATTACTACATAGAAAAGCACCTCAACGGGTGGTGCTTATTTAACAATAATCACGCTCAAGTATCAACTGGAGCGCCACACATGAAAGGAAGCAAATATTTCCAGAAGAAGAAAGACGCCGAAGAATTTAGAAAACTAATAGACATCGACACATTTGAAGAAAAAGAGAATTGGACACCAGAGCACCACAAACTATGGGAAACTATACCCGAAATTGTCAGGCAAATAGCTGGCGATATGTTTGAGGTCAAATGGTATAGCCATCACAGCTATAGCGAGATGATGGAAGAAGCACAAAATAATTGGTTCAATAAAACTAATTTTGAGATATTCAAGCGGGGCTATGACTCACTAGTAAATGAACAGAAGAATTTAATATACTACGCTTACGAGGCCTAACATGAACCGCGAAGAATTAGAACAAAAAGCGTTAATGACTGTCAGCCCAGATATATATTATGATTTGGCTGACACCATCGACAGCGTAACAGATGACGAACTATACAAATTAATTGATTGCGACGGCGGCGTGGAATATGAGCTGCGATTAACTGCAGCATACGCACCGGCTGGAGCGTTGCTATGAACCAAAAAGAATATGAACTAATAGCTGATATATTGAACAGCTGCAATGTAGACAGCGCTGGAATGACAAGCCACACGGATCTAATACGACTGTTTGAACTCCGGCTAATGAGCTACAGAAATTTTAACGCTGAAATGTTCCTACAGAATATCAACTAAGATCCGGCCTGAGCAAGCCGTTAAACTACTTATGAGGGATTTATGGCTGATGTGACCGCCGGTTATTCTATGAAATATGAGGACTTACCGGCAAAGAATAATAAAATAATAACAAGGAAGGACAGTAAAATGTCAAAGAAAAAAGAAGAAATGCCAACAGCAAAGTTCAAGAAAAGTTATAGCAAGTCACGCGCCGAGCATTACAAAGATGTAATAATCGCCGTGCTAGTGACTGGGATCATAGCATTTATAGCTGGGGTACAGTTTAATAATGGCCAGAATAAAGCTATTACAGCAGCAGTTAACGCTATCACGCCAACAGCAAGCGCTACAGAGTTAAAATAACGGCGCAGGAGTCAATAAAGACTCCACAAGCGCCAACAGTACCAGTGACCGGCTGCGAAGCAGTCAGGCAAGAGTTAGCAAAGTATGGCGGCTGGGATGTAAGCGTTATGTTTGCAGTAGCACAGGCAGAGAATAGGACCTGTGATCCAGCCGTGCATAATCTTACGCTATCAGAGAATCACGGTGTATGCGTAGGCAGCTACGGCGCGCTCCAGGTGGGCTGCGTACACTATGCTGGCCAAGACCGAGATAGCCTAGCTATAAATGTAGCAATAGCGCACCAAGTATGGCAGAAGCAAGGCTATGAGGCCTGGACACAGTATAATAATTTAGAATACAGGAGATTTTTATAATGAAATATCACTACCAAAAGAAATATAAGCGCCACAACTATTTAGAAGGCGCTGCAACAATAGTTATAATGACCGGCTGGCTGATACTTGCGGCTATAATATTTGATACGCTAGTACTTAACGGCCAGATGCTGAGTAAATTCCTATGAACTTATACAAATACCAAGAACAATATCTAGCCAAGCTCCCTAGTAGCTGCATCATGGCTGCGGATCTTGGAACAGGCAAAACACTTATGTCACTGGCTCACTGGCAACAGCAGAACACAGGCCGGCCACTGCTAGTAGTCGCGCCAGCTGCAAAGATTAGAACGATGGACTGGCAAGAAGAGGCCGAGAACTGGTTTAGTGGTTTTCATAATACAGTTTATGCTGGTGGTGAAAAAGGTATGGTGTGGACACGACCAGATATCACATATATAAGCTACGAGAGTTTGCGATTGATGGACAATGAGACTAGAAGGCCGCGCTGGTGGAAGTATACAGGTGCTAGGAACGGTGGAACTGTTTATGATGTTATTGCTGATGAGTGCCACAGTCTAAAAAACCCACAGAGCAAGCAAAGCAAGGCGGTGCTGGAGATAAAAATGTCCGGTGGGCTATTTATAGGACTATCTGGAACGCCAATGCCTAATGGCTGGATTGATTTTGCTGGATATTCTAAACTGTTTGGTTATACAAAAGGTATTACCGAGTTCAAAACAAAATATTGCATCTACCAGGACTTCAAAGGATTTCCAGAGCTAGTTAAATATATAAATATTGACAAGCTGAAGGAACAGCTGGGCCAAGTAGCATTTAAGCTATCCAGTGACGAAGCGCCAGAGCTACCGAGCAAGCGTGTGCTGGGCGTAAATATTGATATGACACCGAAGGGCAAGAAACTATATTACACCTGCAAACTGACACGACAAGATCCAAGAACAGACGAGATGCTAGACAGCGCTCCAAGACTATTATCTGTGCTGCGACAAAGCACAACAGATGCGAGGATTGACAACTTACTATCAATCGTCAATGACACCTCAGACAATATATTGATATTCTACAACTATATCTCTGAGCGCAACGCGATATTAAAAGCGCTCAAGAAAACTGATAAGAAAATATTGCGCTATGATGGTGATGTTCACAATAGGTTGCCTGGACCAACTTCAGAGCTTAAAAATATTGTATTAGTAGCACACTACAAATCTGCATCCACCGGACTAAACCTCCAGTGGGCCAATGTCACAATATACTTCAGTCCAACATATAGCTTCCAGGAGTTTGAGCAATCTATGGGCCGAACACACCGCAACGGCCAGACCAAGAAATGTTTGTACTATTGCTTCAATGTGAAGAGTACAGTGGATAAGAATATATGGGATTGTCTCAGAGACAAGCGCGACTTTAATACTAAATTATGGGCGGAGGCAGCAAATGAGTAATATACTACCAGAAAAATATATACAAGCCGAGGAGTGGGCAAAACTATTCCTAAAACGTATGGACTCACTAAAGAAACGATATAACGATGATGAAGATTTTAGGAGTTATTTGAATATTGTGGGTGGTAAGGAAACAGCCTCACTAAAACGTACAAGTTTAGACCTAACGCACGCACTAGTAGAACTAAGGAAGCCATCATGACCCCCAAACCCCAAGCTAATACACTAGATGAGAAGATAATGGAAGCTATTAGAGATGGACTAGCAAATCATACAGGAGAGTGGCTAAACGGTTTTGTAACTAAAGATAATTATACTGTAGAGCAATCTACGCAACTGCTCAATGATATTTGTGGGGCTAAAAGATTGAATAACAACATCCAAGCCCTCATAACAGAAGCAAGGATAGATGAGTTGGAGTCTATGAAAGTTAAACGCCCACACAACTCAGGCGAGGAAATCTACATATCTTTCAAGGGTAAATCACGCAAGTTACGCCTAAAACAACTAAAGGAGAACAAGTAGATGAGTAATACACTAAGTACAATATTTTTTAGCAGTTTGTTCATGGTGTTTGTGTTGATGATGTTCACGCCACTATACGTTTTAGCTAATGTGAATATTCAGCCCAGCTACTACCATGCACTTGTAGGGCTGAGTGGTATTGTCTTGATGCTTGTAGAGTTTGCATTATTGGAGAAATTAGATGAGTAATACACTAATAGATTGTGCATGTGGTGCTAACGATGTACCTGACTGGAATGGCAAAGGGCAGTGTATTACATGTGCTAGGGATGCAGTTCTAGGTGAACCCCAAGCTACTACACTAGATGAGATAGAACCTATCCTGCGGTTTATGATAGAGAAACTAGTATTTGATAATTCTATAGCTGGAAAAGTACCTATAGCAGAAGCCAAACAACAAATCCAAGCCCTCATAGCAGAAGCTAGGATAGATGAGCTGCTAACATACAAAAGTAACCTACCAGATGTAGATAGTACAGAAGTATGGTTAAACACTCGGTTGCAACAACTAAAGGAGAAGCTATGAGTAAATACAACAAAGGGGAGTCTCAAAAAACTACCCCCCTTAAAGACCAAACACTAGCTGAAATCATAGATGAATTGTTTGAAATGGGTGTTCTGACTGGAAGGGGCAAAGCTAATATTGATGTTGCTGGAGCAAAAAGAATTGCCACCAAACATATCCGAGCACTCATAACAGAGGAAGTTGAACAGGCTGTAATGCAAAGAGATAGAGAATGGATAAAAACTGCGGAAATGGTAAATAATAGCCAGCTAAAGGAGAACAAGTAGATGAGTAACATTTTAGATACTAAAGAACGTGCAGTCTTTAAGCTACTGTGGGATATGTTGAACGCTACCCAAGAAAATCCTGAGAGTGCAGGAACTATTATAAGCAGGTACGCCAGTATAATAGACGATAGAATAAACAATAGTGGACATTCACGCTCAGTAGACAGTTTGAAGCTTTACACCTATGACCAACTACAAGATGAGCTAGACGAAAGAGAGTCAGAGTCATGACCCCCAAACAACAGAGTAAGGAGAGATAGAATGAGAAACCCATTTAAGAAACATAAAAAGACAATAGTATCAGTTACATATTGCACAGGTAGAGGTACTAGAATTAAAAGAACTGATTTTAATGAAATTAACTCGCCTGGAATCAAGCACCATAAGTATATTGTGCATTTAGAACCAGGTAAGTTTGTAGAAGTGTTGGTCAAATTATGAACCCTAAAGAAAGAGAGTAAATAATGGATGACTTTGACGAGATTTTGTTTTCGGTATACAAAGAAGAGGATAATGATGGTGAGGAGTTGTAAAAGATACTATTGACATAGTAAAAGATAATATATACAATGATAATACTAAGAAGGGGAGACTAGGGGTGAAACAAATCAAAGTAAATATAGTGCCAAGCGAGTACACAGGCAAGGTTGGCTTTAACGGTAAAATAACATTTATAACTAGATGGATCCGAGAACGATTTAATGGATGAATGTTTATTAAGAGTTGGGTTACCAGTCAAATGTCGCAAGTGCAGACTAGAAGGGAGAGTCAAACCACACAATTATGGTGGGTGGTACAAATGTAGAATATTCCCACGAAGCGTAACAAACAAATGGTTCTGTCCGGAGCATTATGACATAGCAAATAATATGGAAGATCGCTTCTATGGAATGTCTGAGACACCACAGCCGGTAGCAAGTACCAGTGAAACAGTAGAAGACCTCTACAAATTATTAGATTAACAGGAGACAATAATGGGAAGCAAAGAATTACAAAGATTTATAGATAATAAGAGCTTGGTGGCGCTACGCAAGTTTGCAGTAGCTGAGGCTGAACTTAAAGAGCTGAAGAAGCAACACGAGGCAGTCCTAGACCAGATTAAAGAGGCTATGATTGAGAATGACGTTGATAAGATTGAAGGTGACTGGGGTTATATCACACTAGCAGAGCGCATCACTTACAAAGCTATTGGTACACTGTCACCAGAATTTACTAAATCAGCTATAGATACTGAGAAGGTAAAAGCACACGCGGTACTAACTGGAGACTTACCAGTTAATGTAGCTGAATCAAAAACACAATATATAACTAAAAAAATTAAGGTAGTAGAATAATGGCACGACTTATATTTGTGCTGGGAAATCCAGGCACAGGCAAGACAACGAGCTTGCGTAACTTAAAAAAGGAAGAGGTGGCCTATATCACTGTCACTGGCAAGGAGTTGCCATTTAGAAGCACCATCAATCCGGTGCAAGTAAAAAGTATGGATGATGTTCACAAAGCCGTAGTAGCTAGTAAAAAGTCAATCGTAGTAATAGATGACACCAACTACCTATTCACTAAGGCCGTGTTCGGTGCTAGTGAGAAGGATGACAAGTGGGATGTATACGACAAAGCATCTAAGGACTTCTACAAGATTATTGAAGCTATCCTAAACAAAGACACTCAGCAAAACTTCTACCTGTTCGGGCACCTAGAAGATGTTGAATCAAAGACACTAGCACTCAAAACTCTGGGCCAAGCAACACGCCGGAACAATAACCCAGAGGGCTGGACTAATATAGTGTTTGAGTCACTAGTTGATATGGATGAGTTTGTATTCAAAGTAAAGACCGATGGATCAGGCGTGAAAAGTCCGATGGAGATGTTTGACACTGAAACAGTACCTAACGACTTACGAGTAGTTAATGATAAGATAAATAAATATTATAAAGGAGATAAATAATAATGGGTACTAAAAAAACCACAACGCCAGGCTATCGAATAGCTTATAACGTCAATCCAGTTATCCAGTCAGAGAACTTGACTGATGATGACAATAACCCTAGTGGTGGAAATGTGATGCTACACGTCACTAAGAACGGTGACACGGAGTTTCCGGCATTGATAGTCAATTGGCAGGATGGACCACGTGGAACAGCTGAAGACGGCACACTCACTGATCCGAACGGAGCATTTGTTGAAGATGTACTTTGGGCTGCACTACAACGATTAGAATTTTTTAACGAAAGTAAATATCGTGACCGTGCTAATTCAATGGCAATAACTAAAATAGAAGAGGCACTTCAAGCATTAAAAAATCGTCAGCTTGAGCGAACGTATCGTAATGTAGAAGGAAAGCACGAGGTTTAATATGAGCATGTTTGACGATGTACTAAAAGGTGTAGGTGAAGAATACAAAGGTGGCAAGGGGTTTGAATACGGAACTCACGAAGTCATAATTGGTTCAGCTACAGCTGTTGAAAAGAAAACTAAAAAAGATGATGCTGCTGCGGTTATTGAAGTCGTAGTATTTGACGAAGCTGATAATGATAAGACTGCAACTTGCACACTATACTTCCACACAGAAGGTGGAGCTAAAATGTCAGTTACTAAAGTGCTTGGCATAATGGTGCATAACGTAGGTGAAGAAAAGAAGGAAGCCGTCCGTAATCTCGGTAAGAAATTATTTGCAGATATTGATGACCCAACAAAAGCTCGTGATGTAACTGAAAAGCTAATGAACGATAAAATGATTGGTAAAAAGGCATACCTAGTAGCAGAACCGCGTGGAGACTATAAGACCACCAGCTACGGTGACTTATGGCACTACTCAGCAGAACCGCAAAGTGACGCTAAAGACGAAGCTCAGACAACTGCAAAAGCTGTCGGTGGCTCAGTTGTAGAAGGCGCTGATGTACCTGAGTTCGGAGAGGATGACCTATAATGAAACATCCACAAAGAATACGCAGGATTCAAACTGGGTTTGTAGGAGTTAACCTTGCTAAAGCTGGCGATATGTCACTATACAAGCGGCTCCAAAAAGAAGCGAAAGCAACTACTATGAGCCAAAGTCTAATAATCCGACTAGCTCTTATAGACTACTTGGATAAGCAAGATGCCGATAAATAACACTATCTGGATAAATCCGGAGTGTGTTACCTGTCAGCAGTTAATGAAAACATATGCTGGCAGGGGTATCAATTTTGAAAATATAAAGGGCAAGATTAAGAAATAGCGTTGACCAACGTAGTTTTGCGCTATATATAGTGTCTATGAATTAAGTGGGTAAAATGACAAAATAGAGGGTACAATGGCAAACAAAGACAACGAAGTAGTATTATCAAACACCGAAGAAAAGATGTCGCTAAAACAGCGCCAAGCTCGGTCAATCACAAATCGCTATCGTATTGTAAGGTTTAGGGGTGCAGTCCTATACCGTTCAGATGACGGATGGGAGCCACTATCATCAGATGAGTTTGCTCGTATCTGCTATCAGGTTCACGGTGCTGGAATACGCCAAACACATATCAGAGACTTGCAGCACTTATTCTTTACCAGCTCTGATGACCTAACCAGGTTCGCTCATTATATAGCGATGCCAGATGGCCGCGTGTGGGATATGAAAAAGCTAAAATTCACCAGCACAGTATCACCAGAAGATTGTATCTACACTACAGCTGTCGTACCAGGTGAGGGTCGCTCACATCGTGCCTGGCTAGAAGAAGTGACACTAGGTGATCCAGAACTTGCTAAAGATATTATCAAAGCTCTAGCCCCTATATTTATGTTTAAGAAGCCACTGGGCGTGTTCTGGTTCTTGGGTAACGGAGCCAACGGCAAGTCCACTACCCTAAAAGCTCTATACGCTATATTTGGTGCAGAGGCACCGCACACTCAAAGTCGGTGGTTCAGCCAGCTCACAGTCAAACAGATTGAAGATGAGCGTGATACACCGGTTATCAATGGTAAGCTTGGTAACGTCTGTCTGGAGTCCAATGATGGCCACGTCAAAGACAGCGGTGGCTATAAAAACCTAGCAGAACACAGCACATTTAATGTTCACAAGTTCAATAGCCAAGATGGTGTGATGGTGGATGGTAACGTGCATACTATATTCAACGCCAATAATATACCTACATTTGCTGATAAGACCCAGGGTGTCCGGCGCAGAACATTCACTATTCCGTTCAATGCAAGCTTCCCACAAGACGGCACCTTTGATGAGAAACTATTTAGCAGTAAAAACTTCCTGCCAGATCTACTTGGTGAAATACTAGAAACTACTGTTGAACTCGCTAAGAATAGTTATAATTATGACTTTAGTGAGACTACAGTAAAAGCTAAAGAAGAATATGACGAAGAGGTAAACACTTCTGAAACTTACTTTGAAGAGCTAGTCCATAATGAGATATGGGGTTTCACCAACTTCACCGATCTTACAAAAGATTACCAGAAATGGTGTGACGAGCGCAGCTACACGCCACTTGGTAAGAAAAACGTGGCCCACGCCGCTAAGACAGCTGGGTTTGACCGCAAATCATTTAGACTAGGAGCCAAGTTATACACCAGATATGTATTTGAAAACTGGAACCCTGAAGAACTAGCTGAAGTGCCATACCGCTGGGGTATGTTACAGAAGTCAGACAGCGATATTGAAATAGAGACAAACGAGAATACAGTTGACAGCACATATGATAATCTTATAAAGTTGCTTTGATGGCTACGCTCAAAACCAGATTTGAAGAGCTTATACACTTAGAATGGGGTGAGTTTGTTGACCTAGAGCTTGATAAGTCCAGTAGTGTTGATGACGTGGTGCTATGCTCACTGATTAGAGCCTGTGCTGACGGTGATGATGTTGGAGCTATAAAGATGGCCTTTGACCGTATAGACGGCCTACAAGAGACTCCAATAGAGATTAAAGTGCCTAAGTTCTATACACGCTATGTCAATGCTAAGAAGATTGAACCAGGTGCTAAAAAGCTCCTAGAGGCCCCAGAATCGTCAAAGGCAGAGAGCAAGAGTACTTATGACCCTGCGACTGCTAAACTGCGTGAGACGCTCCAAGAAATGCGTAGTATGCCACAAGACGTGATACGCGTTGTGCGACTTTATAAGAAACGAATAGAAGACGGCAAGCCAGTTCAACACGACCCTAAAGTAAAGTCAGTCATAGTAGCCAACTTGCTCAAGAAGATACAAAAAGGCAAGTTCAGAGCTGTTGAGCTAGTGTTTGACCAGATAGATGGTAAATTGACCAAGACTATCACCTTGCTAGGTGGTGATGACGTATATGTGGATGATTATAATGTGAAGATTGCACCGGCTGATTCTATAAAGGGTGAAGACGGAGTATATTATGGTGAAAATAAAGTAATGACTACGGCTTGGTTGAGGGGATTTGCTAGTAGTCAAAAAGGGTTGAGTGCGTTAGCGGAGGGGTTGGAGGATGAGTATTGAGGCAAAACTACAGTCTGAGATAGTGAAGTGGCTACGTCATAAGGGCTGTTATGTTATCAAAACGAAACCAGGCGTAGGAGTGCCAGTTGGCTGTCCAGACATTTTGTTTATGATAGAGGGATTTTGGGGTGGAATAGAGACCAAGAGAAGTAAATCCGCACCCTTCCAGCCACTACAAAAAGAGACACTCAAGAAACTAGATGCTTGGAGCTGGGCCAAGAGAGTAGACCCAAGCAACTGGGATATTATAAAAGAAGAACTGGAGATTATATTATGATCCAATACCACGACTGTGAGCAAGGTACAGTAAAATGGAAGCTACTCCGCAAAGACTTGTGGACTGGCTCCAGAGCAATTAGGTTATTGCAGGGTAAGTCGCTCCCAGATGATAGTAATGTACACGTCACTGGTGCTATGCGCAGAGGCACAATGCTTGAGCCGGTGGCCATTATGGAGTATGAGCGCTCAGTCGGTAGAAAAGTAGACCGACCAGGCTTCGTCACCAACACTGTCTACCCTAATGCTGGGTACAGTCCTGATGGGATAGACGGTAAGGTTCTACTAGAAGTGAAGTGTGCTAATGGTGGAAACCACGAGATGCTAGTGGCCGGTAATATACCGCTCCAGTATAAAGCTCAGATATATTTGGGTATGATAGTTACTGGACTGCGCAAAGCTAAACTGATAGCGTTCAACCCAGAGTATGAACAGCAGATGACAATTATAGACGTGCCATACGATAAAGCTATAGGTGATAATATCCGCAAGAAGTTAAGAGAAGACAATAAAAAACGCCAGACTACTTTTTAGTCCGGCGTTTGAATTTTCTAGCGCTAGGTAATTCTTCAAAACACAGTTCAAAGTTTACCATATCTATATTATACACTTCCTAAGACAACGATCCCCACTTTATGTGGGGGCGTTGCAGGGGAGTATATTCCTTATGTGGTCTTGTTTATTTTTAAGAAAGTTTTGGAGGTGATATAAACTGATTTATGTGCGATACTCCACCTTAATTTTAGCATAAGGTTTATCTGTGCTATAATCCAAAAGTGAGATGAAGTTTACAGAGGTGTAAACACTAAGAGGCCACTGCGTAAGGCCTCTTTTTCTATGCTGTGCGTTTCCAAACGTAGGCAACAAACATTGGTGGTATATTTGAGCTAGAATCGGTAGAACCGTCTAGTGGGCTACCTTGAGTAATAGTACCAGTAGTCCCTGAAGCTGTACCGTTGGCGTTTATATTTCTAGCCCAAGAAGTGCCAACATCTATAGCTCTTTGTCTTACTTGACCGCCACCAATAGTGATTTGTGCCCATGCCGAGTCTGATAAGTCGTGTGTATGGGTAGCTGAACCACCGTCTACGGTATAAGTTGAACCCTTTGCCATCATAACCACATCCGTTTTCGCTACCCAAGTAGAGCCTGATTGTCCTGGCAAGTATGTTGAAGGGTTAGCTGAGTTTGTTTCGTTAGAATAAATTGTCCCTATAGGGTAGAAGTCGGGGAATGTGTTTGTGGCACTAGATAAGTCTTTATTAATCAAAGTAGCTGTTGCTGCACGTTCTGTAGCGTTAGATGTGTTGTCTACGTTACCTAGTCCAACATTTGCTTTGGTTGTATTCGTGTTGAGGTAGTCTGCATCAGTAATCGCATCTAGCCTTGCACCGTCAGTTGAGGGTACTCGTCCATCTCTAGCTCTAGTGACTATAGTGGTGGCTCTCCTACCAGACATAGCCCTTGAAGTTGAAGCTGTGC